CCACCAACCTGCACGGGCGGTTACTCCTACACCCAAGGCCCTAAACAACACAGCCGCATCGTCATGATAGAGGGACGGACCCTCAAGGTCATCTGCCACACATGGCCCAGCGCACGGTATAACGGCTTGTTGTTTTATGGAGAGGTAGCAGCGCCCGCGACCATTCCGACCGGGACCACCCTTGTGGTTCCGAATCAGCTGGTCATCAGCCCCCACGCTCAGACGCCACCAAACCCAGGCAATATATTTAGCCCGACCCAAATGACCCACGACTGGTTCGCATTGAGCGAAGACGGCGAGATGAGGCTCTACTACTGATGACCAACATCACACCCAAACCCGACGGCGCACGTCATTTGGTGGTCAATTCCGCCTACCTCACATGCGATGTACTGATCGACGCCTGCGCGTCTGGTGATGTTCGTATCATCGACGCAGCAGGCCATGAAGTAGGCCGTGGGCGTCTTGAAGTCATAACACCACAAGTGCTTCGGCCTAATTTTGATATGGACTCGAAAAAAAAGAATAAGCTAGAATCCAGACGCTCGATCTGCAATACATGCAGTGAAAGCAATGGGACAACTCGCTACACTGTGAAATGTAAAAACTGCGGGTGTGCGGGCCTGAGCCTGCTTAACGGCGTGTGCAAATTGGAGAAATGGTAATGGCTAAGAAATTTACACCAGAAGAAAACAATGCGACGCGCAGGCGTCAGGTTGAGGCTCGCCGTGCTGAACAGCGTAGGGCAGAGGATGCCGCTGGCAATAAGCAGCTAGATACCCTGAAGAACAGGCGAGTTTCAACAGCTGGCGAGTCTGAAACATCCAGAACTAGAATGGTCAGCGACCGCGCCATTGAGGCCGAGCGTGCCCGTCGTGCCGCCAAGACTGCACAGCAGACCAGCCTGAGCAATAATGGCTCTGCCCCTACTGGCACTGCGACTCCGCTAGTCCAGCAGAAATCACGCGGCGGCAATAGCTCCCGTTCTATCCCGATTATCCAGCGAGTGCGAAACGGTCGGCGTATTGGCTCTCCGGGCATCCAAGGGAACATACCTGTCGCTAGGCCGAGACCATCGCCGCCGCAGGAAGTGGCCCGCAACGGCGGCCAAGCCCCTTCAGCGCCACAAGGTCCACAAGGTCCACAATCGCCTACCGAGCTTCGCCAAGACCCGTCAGAGCTTTCTCCTGAGATGTTCGAGGACGGCAAGCTGTATAAAAGCCCAGATGGCACAGTAACCAGATGGGACGACCAAGCGAAGCAGCAGACCCAGATGACTTGGGATGCTCAGAGCCGAACTTGGGCTGTGGCTACAGAGCAGCCTGACCCCATTGGCGATGCGGTTGAGATGGACAATGCTAGATACAGCGCCAAGCAGCAGCGAGAGATGGAGGAAATAAACAACGCTGTTCAGGCGGTGCGCGGTCGCGATGACTGGTCGCAAGAGCAGAAAGACGAGGCAATTGCCAAGCTAGACGCTAAATACCTTGGAATTACGCAATCATCAAAAGGCCAACAGCAAGAACCCGAATGGCCAAAAGAGCAGGGTGTTGGAAAAACTTGGAATGATAAGTCTGGCGCTTTGCTTACGAGAGACAGCAATGGCGATGTCAGGATGCTTGTGAAACCTGAGCCGCCACCAAAGCCCGAAGCGAGTGATAAGCAGGAAAGTATTTCCCGGTCTGATTATTCCAAGATGTACATGAAGACCTATGAAGATATGACGGTGGAACAAAAAGATGGGTCAAAAACTTACCCCACAATGAAAGATGTTCAGCAGCGAATTTCAGATATTATGTCGGGACACCAAACCCTGTCCGGAACATCGTCTGACTCTGGGAAGTCTGGCGTAGTTGGACCGGGCGGCGAAAAGATGTCTGACATCCAGTACACTGCCAACGCGCGAGGAATGACGGTAGATCAAGTCATCGTGCTAATAGCTAGAAAACACGGTATGATGGTGAGTCAGGTTCGTAAGCAATACGGCCTTGAGCCATAAACAACTCTAAAAACTGAGGTATAAATGCCAGTTGATCTTTTTGATAATGGAACTTTACACAAGTCTTCTATCCCAAGAAAAGAAGCGGCTGCGCCAAACGGGCCGCCAAGAGATTTGCTGGCTTCAGATAGCCCTATTGCCGCGAAGCTTCAAGATAAAGACACCAAGCTTAAATTGCGTCTGGAACGTCTAGCTACAGAGCGTCCAGATATTGCCAGTAATTCTTCGTCGAATATCGCAGAAGCGCTCGCCATTCAAGAAGCTCGCCTTGACTCTAGATTCAAGGGCATGGCTCCTGCTGAGCAGGAAATTCTTGTCGAAAAGTACCGTAAAGAATTCGGCGCTATCACAGACAAGCAGAAGTTTGACCGCGAGTGGCACGAAGCTAGGAAAAACACATCTGAAACGCTGAGCAAAACTGAGCATGTGGTCAACGTCATTGCTGGCACTGCCGGGCGAATGATTCACGGGCCAATAGCGACTGCCGCTGATGCGATAAACAATTCGCCATTGAATTACGGCTATGATTTTCCATCAATCCGCAAGATGGTTGAAGACGCTTACGATATAGGCGCTCCCATGAATCCTAAGTATTCCAATAGCATGTTGCTTACCAAGCTCCCTGCTGGCGCTACGTCGATGGCGATGTTTCTGTTGGCTGGCGGTGCTGGCGGTGCGAGTGCCGCCACGGTCATTGGCTCCGCCATCGGCGTTGACGAGGGCTATGCGACATCTCTGGAACTCGAAGACCCTTCTATACTTCAGACCGCTGGCCTTATTGCGGGCCATGGGGTGCTTGGTGCTACAGAAGGCTTGCCGTTCATGAATTTTCTGAGCAGGTTCAATAAAGGCACTGGCGGCGTGGCCGGTCGCGTCTTGGTGAGAAAGCTCACGAAGATTAATCCGATATTTAATCCAGCTGCGAAAATTGGCGCTGGTGCAGTGCAGCAGGCTTTTGAAGAAGCGGCTCAGGAATACGGACAAAGCTTCTGGGGCCATGTTCTAGATGCCGCTGTTGACGGCGATGACAAACGCCCATTCTGGAACGTGGTGCGAGACGCAGGCAAAGAAGCTAGGGACGGAGCGACTGTCGGTGCTATTCTCGGCGGCTTAATGGGTGGTGCGGGCGGCGGCGTAGGTGGCAAGCGCGTACTAGAACGTGCCAATCGGGTCAATCATATTCGCGAGCTTCGCCAGCATATCAATCTGCAAATGGACAATCTTGAACAAGGCGCAGTTGGCGAAGTTAAGGGCGAGTATGATGCTGTCAACCAAAGCCTTGACACTGCAGATAACCCCGAAGACTCTATTCAAGATTCTCGCACCAAAGAAGACCTTCAGACTTTCGACGGCCTTTCTGGCTGGGTGACAAATAATCCTGAAATCGCACAGCACCTAGCTGATACAGATTCGCCAAGCAGGACTGACTTTCTCGAAGTCCCCGGCAAATGGAGCGCCGAAGAGCGAGTAGAGCTAGCCGAGAACATTCGCATTATGACTTCTAGTGACGAAGAAGTTGACGCTATGCTAGAAGAAGCTGGCTTGAGCGAAGCTGAAATCGAATCGACTAGATGGCCGGTTGGCGAGCAGGCTATTGCTGGCGACGAAGAGGTTCTAGACGCTTCTCAGGTCAGCATTGACGGCGACCCTGACGAAGTGCTTGATCCTTCCGTTGTTTCGTCTGATGAAGAAGTGCTTGAGCCGCGCGACGTTACGCTTGATGGCGACGATGACATAATCGACCCGTCTGATGTGATGGTCGAAGATGATTACACTCCTGATGCTGACGGCGATGAAAAGAATACCAAGAAAGGCAATTCCAATGAATCTGAATCAGAAAATACGAAATCAAATGGACGAAAAGACGGGAAATCTGATAGCTCAGGAACTGGAAAGGGTGGAGGCTCTTCACAAGATGGTGACGCCGGAGATGCCGGAGTACGTTCCGGTGATGAGAGCGATGACGGTGATGTACCGCCATCTGAATCTTCTTCTGGCGACGGCGTGCGTGGAGATGGGCTATCCGCTGATTCGGACTCAGTGGAAGGACGGGGCGGCTCTGGAGGCGGTGGTGAGGGCGGTTCCGGAAGTGGTGACGGAGGCGTCGGCGTGGTATCAGACGAATCTTCAAATGATGCTGAATCATCAGATGAATCCGGAACATCTGTGGTGGAACCTGACGGGACTGGCGAGCCAAAAACAGAAGGCCAAGTAGCCAACAATGGCAACTACGACTTGCGCGGCGTCGCGCCGATAAAGCTGACCAAGGGCGAGCGCAGGAAAGTTAACGCCCAAGTCACCGAAGCGATAGCTAGCGACAAAGGCATTGTCTCGCTGAACAAGAACGCGGCACGCCAATACACGGGCGAGGGCGGCTTATCGTCCGGAACCAAGGGCGCTCTAAATCAGCACTACACTGATTACCCCACAATTGAGTCGATGTTCAACGCTCTTGAAGATGCTGGCGTAAGAATGGAAAATTTGCTTGAGCCGTCTGTTGGCTCAGGTAACTTCGTGGGACATTTGCCTGATGCGCATTGGACCACTGTTGACATTGACAAGACTAATCACGAAGTTGTGAAGCATCTTTATCCCAACGCGACCCATTACAACAATTCGTTTGAGGATTTCAGGTCCAAGAACTTCGATGTCATCATCTCGAACGTCCCGTTTCTTGAGACTCGCGGCGCTGGCCGTCGTAAAATCAGGAGCGACATTGGTACTATTCACGACTTTTACTTTGCTCATTCGCTTGATCTAGTGAAGCCCGATGGCGTCGTTGCGTTTATTACGTCCACTGGCACGATGGATAAGCTAGACAGCAAAATCCGCGAAGAAATCGTAAGCAAGGCCGATATTATCGGGGCTTTCAGGTTGCCGGGCGGTCACTTTGAGAAAAACGCACACACCAGCGTAACTACCGACATCATCTTCATGCAGAAGCGACCCGAAGGCGTCGCGTCTCGCCCTGATTCGGCGGCTGTGAACGACCTGTTCATCAAGTCGGAAAAGACGGCTGATGATATCGCCATAAACAACATCTATACCGCTAATCCTGAATATGTTCTTGGCGAAATGAAGGCTGGGAAAAAAAAGCTGTATGGCGGTCGCCCTGCTTACGAAGTAAGCGGCGAAGCTGACTTGAGCAAGATCAAGGTGAATTACAAGCCGTATGGCGCTATTCCTAAGAAAGAGGATGCGGGAGAGCCATCGCCCAAGACCAAGCCCAGACCTAGTGGCGGTGGCGGTGGCGGTGGCGGTGGCGGTGGCGGTGGCGGTGGCGGTGGCGGTGGCGGTACTAAAGCGCCCCGCTTGGCCCCTCAAGATTATCTGAAATTCACAGAATGGGCAGAATCCCAATCTTTGGAATGGTCATCATCCGACCAGCCGAAATACGCTGAAAGCATCAAGATAAAAGACGGCGTTGTTTACGTCGCGTCTCAGGAGCTTGAGTTTTCAGATGTCACTACAAAGGCCAAGATTTTCGAGCCGCTTGCTGGCGAGAATGCCGCGAAGATCATTGCTCTTGACAAGATTCTAAAGCTAGCTAACGAATTTCAAGAGAACCAAGACCCGGAAGTTACTCAGGCCGGTCTTGATGCAATCGCCAAATACCAAGAGGGCTACAATCTTCATCCATCAGCTGACAAATCGCTCAAAGATGTCTTTAAGAAAGCAGATGAAGATTTTTATCTAGCCGAGCTTTCTGCGCAATTCGATAAAGATTTTGTGCCTGCCGATTCCATGTCCAAAAAGGTTCGCCATTCCGGTGGCGGAAAAGTTAAAGCCAGCCGAAGTGACGATGTGAAGCTTCGCGCCATGTCAGTCGAGAGTAACAAGGGTATTGTGACTTTCCCTGATGGCGATCTGGACGAGGAAAGAGACGCAAAAACACTTCTTTACAATGGCTACTCTGTCTTTGGATATACCGATGACGGAAAGCTCATGCTGCAGAACGACATCTTGTATTACTCAGGGAACATCTACAACAAGATAGATAATGTTGAAAAAAACAAATCCAAGGGTAAGTATCTAGAAGAGCTTGAGTCGCAGCAATTGAAGCTTCGCGATGTCATGCCCAAGCCCAAGAGTTTTTCAGAAATCATAATCAAGGGTACTGAAAAATGGCTGCTGCCCGTTATCGCAAAAACACAATACAGGATTTTCGAGAGATTTGATGAGGCCAAGGGCATTACTGTATACGAAGGCGTCGGCCTTGCCGAACACGGAAAGGCTGCCAAGGTCGTAAAGAAGATTTGGAAGAAGCACTTGAACAATGAGGCGCTGACTTCTCACGCCGTCCTTGACAAAGGGCCGCCAGCCATCAAAGAGTCGATTCATGTCTACAAAGAGCGACTTACCAATTATGAAAAGATTGTCGATAGCATCTTGGCAAAGATCAAGCTGGAAATTTCCTCTGACCCTTCGTTGAAAAAAATGGCAGAAGATAGTTTTAATTCCAAATATCGGGCCTATGTCAAACCCGATTATGAAAAAGCGCAATACCTGATCCAGCCCGTGCTAGATGAAATCAATAAGAATTCAAAAATCAAGCTTCGGAAAAACCAAATCTCATGGACGGTTCAGGCTGTATATGAAGGCAAGGGCATTAATGCGCATGATGTTGGCGGCGGCAAAACCATGGCGGCGATAACAGTGGCCCGCGCTTTAAAACTTCGGGGACGTGCGCAAAAGCCAATGTTCGTCGTTCCAGCCAAGACGATAAAAAAATGGGTTCAGGAAACCAAAATGCTTTTCCCAAAAGCCAAGATCGTCGATCTTGGAAGCTTGGGAAAGACCGAGAGGCAGAAATCGCTTTATGATTTAGCCAACTCTGATGCTGACTATGTATTTATCTCCGTCGAAGGCTTTGGCAAGATCAAGCTGCCCGCTGAGGCCGAGGCCAAGTACATAACTGAATTGATGGACGAAAATGTTGACGATCCCGACGCGAAGGGCCGCGAAGAAGGTCTTAACGCAGAGAAGATCGAATCTTACGTTGACGCCCTGAAGAATGACGGCAGGGATACTCGGCTGACTTGGGATAAGCTTGGCGTTGACGCCATTTTTTCAGACGAGGCCCATTCTTTCAAGAACATTGGCGTTAGTGGCCAGATGGCTAAATTTGATTTAGGCAAGCCTATTACATTCAAGAAGGGCGGACAATCTTTGATGTCTAGCAGGTCTTATGATTTTAGATTTAAGACTGCCTACACGCTGGACAACAACAACAACAGCAATGTGTTTATGCTGACGGCGACGCCAACGCCAAATATGCCCATGGAAATCTATACCATGCTGCGCCATCTTGGCCGCGATGTTCTCGAAGAGTACGGAATCAAGACCGATAGGGAATTCGCGTCGATGTTTTTCAAATTGGGGAATGCTGTTCAGGCAGGAAAGTCAACGCCCAAAAGCGTTCTCAAGAGCATTGTAAATGCTGTCGAGCTTGGCGATCTGATGAATAGGTATATCGACCAGCTGAGCATGGAAGAGATGCCTTGGATTAAAATTCCAAAAGCAGTGGAGAGAAAGGTTGTCTTGGAATCATCGGCCGATCTAGATTCCGTAATGAACGATCTTCAGGATAGAAAAAAGAATATATCTATCCCCGCCAGAGAGGGCGGGGATGCTCTAGTTGCAATCTTTACTGACGGAAGAAGTGCGTCTAGCGATGTGAGGCTGTACGGTGCAAGTGACCATGCCAATGTCGATATAGATGAACGAAGCTTTGACTCAGAAACGGACAAGGTTCAGTGGGTCATTGAAAATCTTCTCAAAAAATCAAAATCCGACCCTGACGCCGGGCAGCTGGTGTTTATGGACACGCCGGGATATCAGCAGGTCAAGAAGGGTAAGATGACTGGGAATATCCATCAGGAAATCAAGTCAGCGCTCATTGCGGGCGGAATGCCTGCTAATCAAATTGCCATCATAAATGGGTCGCAAGTCACGGATGCGAACACCGGCAAAGAAACCTCATCTGGCTCTTCTGCCGAAAAGAAGAAGGCTGTTGCTGACGCCTACAACGATGGAAAAATCAAAGTTATTGTCGGCTCCACTCGCTCTATGGGCGAGGGCATGGACCTGCAGGTTACGACAACAGATATTTATCATGTTGACATTCCATACACCCCCGGAGAAATTCGCCAAAGAAATGGCCGTGGTGTTCGCCCCGGCAATAGAAATGGCCATATCGACATCCATTATCTGATGATGTCCGGCACGTTCGACTCGCTATCCTTAAGCATCATGCAGAAAAAGGTCGGATGGAATCAGGCGCTTTGGAGCAAGGAAAGTCTGGATGAGATTTCCACCGAAGAAGAGATGCTTGCAGGTTCCGTTCCTAGCGACAAACAGATTTTGCTTGAGCTAGAAAAAGACCCTATTAAGAAGAAGAAGCTTCAAATTGAATTCGAAATAGATGGGCTAAAGAATTCGATTGATGCAATGCGACAGCAGCGCGGAACTCTAACCGCAAGAGCCGGTTTGAAAAAACTCGCAATAACTCATGCGGAAGAAAGCTTGAAGTCTAGGACTGAGAAGGTCGCTGGATTGAAGCCTGATGAGGAAATCAGCGATCTAGAGAAGCGGGCTGAAGTTTTCAAGAGCAGGAAAGACCACTGGATTAGAATGCGGGAGGTTTCTCGCGGGCAAATTTCAGAATCCAAAGAAGAGCTAGCTTCCCTGAATAAGCAGCTGGACGAGATGAATGATCTCATGGCGGCCTATGCTGACCAACTTGATGGCTTGCAGGAGCGATGGTTTGACTCTAATGGCTCCATGATTGTGACTCAGGCCGACATCGACGCCGAATCCAAAAAGAATGATGGCGACGGCGGCATGGTAACGCAAGGCTTTTCTCCGCAAAGCCAGAAGGGTACGAGCAAGAAGAAATCTATGGGCCTAAAACCCATGGCTGGAAATATCGAATTGCCTACAGAAGCTGCTGGCGGCGCTGCTCCCATGAAGGGAAGGCCAGCACAGGCCAATGATGTTTTGAATCTAGTGCGAAAGCTCTGGAACATTCCGATTACAGGCAAGGCCACGCACCCAATGAAAAAAGCAGCGGGCTGGTACACGATGAATCTTGGGCATATTCGCATGAAAGATGTGCGAAGCATTGACACGGGGCTGCATGAGCTTGGCCATCATTGGGACAGGGAACTGGATAGATGGTCCGTGAACAATAAAAATCCAAAGGCGATCAAGGCCGAGCTTATGAGAATGGGCGAAGAGCTTTATGGCAGCAAGATTCCAGTCGGCGGCTACAAGAGCGAGGGTTTTGCTGAATTTGTTCGTGGGTTCTTTTTGACGGACAACATCGCAGAGCGTGCGCCTGAAACCTACAAGTGGTTCACTTCTGAATATCTCGTAAGCAACCCCAAAGAAGCCAAAAAAGTCAGGGAGCTTGGGCTGATGGTTATGGCGTGGCGAACGCAAGGCGCTGATGCCCGGCTAAAAGCATTCCGTTCCCCGATCAAGCAAGATTGGTCCGTACGGGCCATCGCGGCAAGGGCAGCGTCATGGAAAGAAACCGCGTTGATGGATAAGTTCCTTCGCATTCTTCGAATAATGGAGAAGTCCGACGTCGATCTCGATAATCTCGCACCTTCGGAAAATCCATACTCTTTGGCCACTGCATTTTCCATGTCTGCAGGCGGCAAGGCCAGACAGGGAGCATTGGTCGAAACAACCAACATTTGGGGCGACCGGACAGGCATTGGCCTGAGGGAGGCTCTAGAGCCGGTTTCCGCCATGGGCAACAAGGCGGTAGAAAACTGGCTCGACTATGTTGTCGCTAGCAGGGCAATCCTGCTGCACAGCAAGGGCATAAATCCGGGCGTTTCGATCAGTGATGCCAAGTTTATCGTCAACAAGCACAAGTCCGAGAAATTCGACAAGGTGATTTCCGAAGTAACTGACTGGAGCCGCCGAAACATGAAGCTTCTTGTCACTGCTGGTTCTATGACAGAGCTAGATATGGAAAGAATCATTGAGGCAAATCCGATTTACATTCCCTTCTCTCGTCAATTTTCAAAAGACGAGCTTCGTGGTGGCGGTAGCGGTAGCATGTCCGGAAAAGTCAAGCACATGAAGGGAAGCGGTCGCGAGATTGATGACCCGATTGAGGCTCTGATTCGCCAGTCGGAAAAGATGATAACTTCCGCAATGCAGGCTCATATCGTCAAGGCATTGGTGCAGGTTTACGATGACAATCTGGGCAAAACATGGCGCTCGAAATCGAACATAGGGAGAATGATGGCCGAGGTTCCCGCGCCAAGGGAAGAAACTATTTTTGGCATGGACCAGATTAAAAAAGAGGTTTTAGAAAAAGCACTTTCTCTTGGCGCTGATCCAGACGCAGTGAAAGCCGCACTGGCTCTTGATGAATTCTGGGAAGAAAATATGTCCGTATGGACCAATTCTAGCCAGTACAAGGGTGGCGAGAAAATCATCGGACTCGAAGTGAATGGCGAAAAGCGGTGGTTCGAAATTGAAGATAAGCAATTCTTTCGAGCGCTAAACAAAATCAATGGCGAAACTGATATCAACGCTTTTGGCAAGTTTGCATCTAAAGTAACTGGCCTGCAAAGGCTTGGTGCTACCGGGCTGAATCCCGCATTTGGACTGATTAGAAATGCAAAGCGAGATTTTCTAACAGCCGGAGTGAATTCCAACTATGTAAAATACGGCCCTTTGTCTAGCTTGAAAGGCGTTGCTGACTCTATCTTGGGCGGCGAATTGCCAAATCGCTACAAGTCTATGGGTGTGGATTTGTCTGGCTGGATTGGGCAAGACAAAGGCTCGCTCAAGGGAATTCGCGGAAAAACGCTATCTTCGACTGGCGGTCAAAAAGTAATGACCACGGTAAAGAACCCAATAGAAGCTCTTCGGGCAGTATTCGGCGTAACCGAAGCTGGCCCGCGCTTGGCTGAATTTGCAGGGGCGTATGAGTTTGGAATGGAGAAATACGGAAATTCTCGCGACGCTTCGATTCTTGCCACTATTGCCGGTAAAGACATTACTGTTAATTTCTCCCGATCTGGGGAGCTAACCCAGACTATTAATCGCTACATTTTGTTTTTCAATGCTGCGCTCCAGTCTATTGGGAAAACCGGCAGGACAATCAAGGCGCATCCCATCAGGACGCTTCGCCGTGGAGCGCAGTACCTGACAATGGCGGCGGTCTTGAGTTATTACCGCAACCGCGATGAGCAGTGGTGGCAGGAGTTGCCACCGTCAGAGAAGTGGAATTACGTTCACTTCCAGATTCCAATGACGGATGTGGTTATGAGAGCGCCGCTGCCTTTCGAATTCGGTGCAATTTTCGGTGCTTTGCCAGTAGCTTTTCTGGAGAATTTCAGGAACCCCGGAACATTGGCCGAGGCTATCGAAGTGACCGGGGGCAATATGCTTCTGTCTTATATTCCAGCTTTCCTGAATCCCCTCTGGGAAGTAGCGAAAAACGAAACTTGGAATGGCAGCGACATTGTTCCTCAGCAGATTCTCGAAAACAGAGAACCTGCAGATCAATTCACATCGCGAACAGACTGGCTTTCAAAGGCTGCTGGCGATGTATTTGGCTATTCCCCCGCACGAATCGAGCATCTTGCCAATGGCTACACAGGCAGCCTTTACGGTCGGGTAATGGGCGTTGGCGAAGCGATTTACGATCCAACTGTTTTCACCAAAGACCTTTCTAGCTTGCCAATTGTGGGGACTATGTTCCTGAGAAAAGGCACATCTAGGATTGTTGGCGATTTTTACCGTCGAATGTCGGACTTGAAGAGAAAGTCAGGCTCAAAAAGAGCTTCGGTTGAAGAAATTGGAGAGCTTGCGGCCATTCAGTCACTGAGCCGTAAGCTTAGCGATAAATGGGGCGAGTCTAGATCAATCCATATCGACGAAGAGCTTTCTTCCAAGCAAAAGCAAGAGCTTGCGGCTGTTATTTACGAGGATGTCAAGAAATCTATTCGCGAGCATAATTCCCAATCTAAAGGCTGGGAAGATAGGGGCATTGGGAAACTGGCCATTGACGCCACGAATCCAAGCGCCGAGCCGGACGAAGTGCGGGAAGCGGTAAAAATGCTTCGCTCTAGCGGGCTTGGTTTCCATGAGTTACTAGAAACCATGGCCAGTGAATCTGTTTTGCGTGGAAGAAGCGCGCGAGTGTGGCACAACAAAAAGCTTACGAATTACGGTATGCGTGTCATTGCGCTCAAGAAAGAATTTGGCGACAAATAGTAAAATATGCACAAAATCGACTGTTTGGCATTGACATGGCTTTTTTGCACGTTAGTATTGTATTCGCACTTGGGAAATCAAATAATTATGGAGATCGAACAATGTCTGAGACTGACAAAAAATATCTAACACCAAACGAAGTTGGCCACAGGCTTGGCATTCATCGCAACACTGTTACGGCCATGATAAAAGATGGGCGTTTTCCGGGTTCGTTTGTGATCGGGACCAGATGGCGCGTCCCTGAATCCGCCTACGATTCGTTCGTCAGAAACCAAGGTTTCCCGCCAAAGAAAAACGAAGAATCTCCTGAATGAAAAACGAAGAGAAGCAGCGTAGGCATATTTTCGAATCGACCATTGTTATCGTTGTTCTTTTCTTCGGTTTGGTATTTGCGATTGTGCCTATTATCGCAAGATTTATCTGGAATGTTTCTAAGTTAATTGAAGGTTGGTGAAATGGAAAAATCTCTAATAACGCACAGCAGTAGCGTCTGCTACAAAACATGCCCAAGAAAATACTTCTATCAATACATTATGACGATTCGAAAGTCGGTCGAATCTACCCCGTTAAGAATAGGAAAGGCGGTCCATCTTGGGCTTGACCTTTGGGCTGTCGGGACCGACCCGCAAGAGTCGATCACTCGCGCCGTTGCCAGCTATGAAGTCTTGCCGGAATGGGCAAATACAGAAGAGCTTGTCTATCAATGGATGATCGAACGGGAAAAAGTGGCTAGGCTGCTGTCGGGATACTTCTGGCGATGGGGTGAGGTTGAAGAGAAGATCATTCAATCAGAGCGAGCTTTTGAGGTTGATCTATTAAACCCCGATACAGGGCGTCCATCTTCCAATTACAACCTAGCTGGAAGAATCGACAAGATTATCGAGACTGCAGGGAAAAGGCTTGCTATTAAAGAGCATAAGACCTGCAGCGAAGATATTTCTAACGATTCTGACTATTGGCTCAGGCTAAGAATTGACCAGCAAATCTCTCAATACATGACTGCTGCTCGCAGGCTCGGCTATGACGTTGAGACGGTCATTTATGATGTCATAAGAAAGCCAACGATTGGCCCTCTTACGATACCGCTTCTGGACGAGGACGGACTGAAAATCGTCGTTGACGAAAGCGGCGAGCGAGTCTACTTAGACGCCAAAGGCAAATCAGAACCCAAGCCAAGGCAGTCTGGCGATTCGAAAAAAGGATGGTCACTCCAAACACGCAAGCAAACACCGCAAGAGTATGGCGAGCGACTGACAGACGATATCGCAATTCGCCCAGAATACTATTACGCACAAAGAGAAATCCCCCGCCTTAACTCTGATCTAGAAGAGTTTGAATATGAAGCTTGGGACTTGCAAAAGCAAATTCAAGAAGCAAAAAAACATAACAGATGGTACAGAAACACAGCTGCTTGCCTAAAGCCATACAGGTGCGAGTATCTAGACATCTGCCACAACAGCGCAGACTTGAGCCAAGGCGTCCCATCTGGTTATGTGCAGATCAACGTAGCTCACCCAGAGCTTGAAGAAGAAGAAGATTAAAACCCGAAGGAGAATTGAAAGTGCCGCCAACTACACCACCACAGATGAGAAATTCTACGCCCCCGCCAAGAGTGGGCAGCCCCGCTGGACTTGGGACAGGGAAAACTTACGGAGCTAGACCGATCCAGCCGCGTCAAATCCAAAAAAGCGGTGAGAAAATTATTCTCAACGCGATTGACGGGTGGGGAAAAACAACATTCGGTGCTTTTTCGGAAGAACCCATGATCCTAATGGCGAAGGGCGAGACGGGTTACGATACGCTGCTTCGCTCTGGCATGGCCCCTTCGGTTCCAGCTGCCGTTCTCGAAGATTGGGAGGACTTGCTTGCTTGGACCGACCAGATCAACGATGATCCGCAAGGAATCAAAACACTGGTACTGGACAGCATTACTGGCATCGACAATATGATGTACAAGTATGTCTGCGACGATCAATTTGGCGGCGATTGGTGGAAATTCAACAACTTCGACAAGGGATATCAGAACAGCACGAAAGAGCTTCTGGTTCTTCTTTCTAAGCTAGATCGCCTTTGCACAAATCACGGAATGAACATTGTCATTCTTTGCCATGCAGAAACGGTCAAATGCAAAGACCCCATGAACGAAGATTTTGACAAATACGCTGGTGGCGTAAATCAAAAATACATCTGGCCACTGCTGCGCAGATGGTGCGACTGCCTTTTGTTTGGAAATTTCCTCGCTGTTGTGCATAAAGAAAAAGGGGCAAGCAAGGCCAAGGGCATTGGCGGCGAAGGAAGAGTGTTGTATACCGAGCGTCGCGATGCTTACGATGCGAAAAACAGGTACAACCTGCCCCCTATTTTAAATCTTGCAAAAACGCCTTATGACCAACTGTGGTCCGCCATCTGGGGCGAGATCAATACGAATTTGAATAAGTAAAAAACAAGAAAAAAAAGAAGCTGTGTTGGCGACTTATTTTTTCTAAAGAATGGAGCTATGGATTATGGCAGCAGACGGTAATTATCACGCACGGCTTGTTGGCGGGCAAACTACCAAGGCCAACAGCGGAAACCCCCAAGTGGTCCTCGAATGGGCTGTGACTCATGTTGCAAGCAGCAACGATTGGAGCGAACTGCCAGCGGAAATCAAGGCATTCATGTACTTTTCCTGTGCGGATGGCGCATTTAAGTACACAATGAAGAAGCTTGAATCGCTTGGTTTCAATGGCGATTTTGGCACGCTAGGTTTTTCGAACGAAGCTCATACCGATGGCGTTGAAGTTGTGGCCAAAACAGAAATCGGCCACGACAACAAGCCTCGTCAGTCATGGGAGCTTGTGAATTGGGGCGGCGGTGGCGAAAGGGCAGATGACAGTATCGTTGCCGGATTGAACGCACGGTACAAAGCGGCGTCAGCGCCAGCAGCTGCAATTCCGGGCGGTCGGCCATCATCTACGCCGCCACAAGGCGGTCAGGACGCTTCCAAGGCTCGCGACGAAGCCAAGGCAGAAGCTTGGAGGATTTACTGCGATGAAGCTAAGGACGGCAAGCCAGATATGGCTAGGTGGAATCAGCTAATCGCCAAAGTCTCCACGGAAACAAGTCGCCCGATGGCAATGTTCACGCCAGACGATTGGAAGAAAGTAACCGCAGAATCTCAGATTCCGTTCTAACTTTTCTCTCTGCCAACTGCGCGCCAGTAAAGACTGCTGGCGTGCGGTTTCTCCCGGTGCGACACCATGATGAAGGTGGCGTGGGTGAATACCATTCCTGCAACCCACACACCGGGACTTTGCGGATGTAGCTCAATTGGATAGAGCATCTGTTTTCCAAACAGAATGTTGCAGGTTCGAATCCTGTCTTCCGCATTGTTTCTATTTTTCACTTCCAATTTTTTAAGGGCGAAGATGGAAAAGAGTGATAGAGATTATCAATGCAAGTCTATCGGAAAAACGATAGCTAGCATTCACGACAGGCCGATTCTCGTCTCGCCCACAGGCAGCGGCAAAACATATATGGCCGTGGCTATATGCAATTACTTTCAAGCAAAAATCCTCTGGCTGGCCCATAGACAAGAGCTTGTACATCAAGCCTACGACCAGCTGACAAGTGAAGGCGCTCATGCAGGTGTGATTATGGCTGGACATGCACAGAACAAATTTGCGCCCGTTCAGGTGGCTTCTGTCCAAACCCTAGTGGGACGCGAAACGCCAGAATGCGACATCGTGGTTGTAGATGAGTGCCATCATGCCATCAAGGGCAGCGGCTACGAACGGTTCTGTGAACTCGGCGTTCCGCTTGTTGGGCTGACAGCAACGCCGTTCAGGCACGACGGCATTGGTCTAGGTGATTTTTTCGGCAAGATCATTGTCGCCACGACGGCCAAAAAGCTTGTCGATCAGGGCTATCTTGTGATGCCGAAAATCTTTTGCCCCAACGCGATGGATTTGAACAAAATAAAAGCTACGAAAGACAGGTCTAAATTCAGTGGGCAGCTTCGCCTTGTCGATAAACGCGCTGATGGCGTGGGTAATGTTGTCACGGAATGGATTGAAAAAGCTTACGGTTTAAAAACTGTAGTTTATTGCAAAAGCATCAAGCGGTCCAAGGAAATCACACAGGCGTTTATTGAAGCTGGCATAAAGGCAGAGCATGTTGATGGATTTTCCAGCGATGAAGATCGAAAGGCAATACCCAAAAGGCTTAGGTCTGGCGAAACAAAAGTGGTCTGCAATTCTCAAGTTTTCCTTGAGGGATGGGATATGCCAGAGCTTGAATGTCTTGTGTTTGAGAATTTGACCGAAAGCTTAGCGGTCCATATCCAGCGTTTTGGCCGATTGGTCAGGCCCGCGCAAGGCAAAGCCCCGCCAGTGCTTCTCGATCTAGCTGGAAATTGCGTTTTGCATGGGACTATTCTGAGGCAGCTTGAGTATTCACTTGACGGAACAGTAAGAGTTAAAGAGCAAGTAGACATAGAAGAAGAGCCTGATTCGATTTGGCAGTGTATGAATTGCCACGCGATAATGAACGAGTCGCATGAAGTATGTCCAGAATGCGGGCATAGCTCAGTCAGAGAGCAGCGTATCGTTATGGTTAACGGGAAGCTGTGCGCAATGGACGATCTTGATATCGAATTCAAGCAATCGTATCTAGACATGGCAAAAAGATCAGCAGACAGCAGGGGCGTCGGGAGTGTCTGGGCTATGGAGAAATTCAAGAAGAGATTCGGCCACTATCCAATCGAGATTAACGGGGCGCTGGTAAATCCTCTAGACAAAAGCCGCGACAACAAGAAAAATGTTTACGAGCACTACATGCAAAGAGCAGAAGAGAAAGGATATGCAAAAGGATGGGCATCAAGAAGATACAGGGATATTTTCGGAGTCTGGCCAAAAGGCATGAGCGATTACAAGAACTAATTAACAAAGAAAGATCAGTGCATTGAGAAACAGGAAACGCAACGGTCAGTGCGTTTATGTCGGACACATTCAATAGGAATTTTAGATGAACGCAAAAAAAACCAAGAAGGTCAGGCCAAGAAGAGTTTGCCCAATCCACCATCGCCGCCTAGTCAAGCCAAAAGAAAAGCATGAATTCGAGCATTGGGATTGCCCTGTAGATGGCTGCAAAATGTCTTGTGGTCCGGGAAAAACAAGTCGTGCAACCGACAGACCTACGCGAAAGATGAGGAATCTGGCGCACAGAAAATTTGATGTTCTTTGGAAATTTCCACTGGAAACAAAAATTCACTTCGGCCATGCTGGATACGGATTGATGAGGGAATATCAGCGCCGGGTGCTAGCGTACAGATGGGCGAGCCGAGTGATGATGCTTCCCTTTGAAAACACACACATCGGCATGTTCTCGGCAGATCAATGCCTTGAACTTGTCAGCCACGTTGAAAACCTTTTAGATGGAGTAGAAAAATGAGCGACGAACCCACATAACGGAGCACTTACATCAATCTACCCCACCCACTTCAAGCCCCTCGACCCCGCCCCTCCAACAAACAAACAATAAACAGAAAGAGCAGCATCATGTGGACATGGAAAGAAATTCAGACTTGGAAAGTCGAAGTCTCGAAAGTCTTTGGCGTCAAATTTAAGACGTACACGAACGGAAACGGTATGTCGGTCAGAGTGGCGACGACCGCGACTGTCAGTCTGTCTGCCAGCATCGGCGACAGGTCCAGCATCGGCTACAGTTCCAGCATCGGCTACAGTTCCAGCATCGGCGACAGGTCCAGCATCGGCGACAGGACCAGCATCGGCTCAGGGACCAGCATCGGCGACAGGACCAGCATCGGCTCAGGGTCCAGCATCGGCGACAGGACCAGCATCGGCTCAGGGGCCAGCATCGGCTACGAGGCCAGCATCGGCGACAGGGCCAGCATCAGCTCAGGGGCCAGCATCGGCGACAGGGCCAGCATCGGCTCAGGGGCCAGCATCGGCTACAGGTCCAGCATCGGCTCAGGGTCCAGCATCGGCGACAGGACCAGCATCGACTCAGGGGCCAGCATCGGCTACAGGTCCAGCATCGGCGACAGGACCAGCATCGGCTCAGGGACCAGCATCGGCTCAGGGGCCAGCATCGGCTACAGGTCCAGCATCGGCGACAGGACCAGCATCAGCGACAGGACCAGCATCGGCTCAGGGGCCAGCATCGGCGACAGGACCAGCATCGGCTACAGGACCAGCATCGGCGACAGGGCCAGCATCGGCTACGAGGCCAGCATCGGCTACGAGGCCAGCATCGGCTGCGAGGCCAGCATCGGCGACAGGTCCAGCATCGGCGACAGGACCAGCATCGACAAATATGATTGGTGGATTACCACAGGGCCACAAGGCTCACGACACGCTCCCCTGACAGCCGTGTGGTCGGCAGAACACGGCCTGCGGTGGTGGGTTGGATGCCAAGAGGGTATCAGCACCGACGATCTACGCAAGCGTGTCAAAAGCGACCATAAGGGCGAGCACTTCGACGACTACATGCACGTAATTCAGATGGTTGAGACGCACCCCGGATTGCTGCGGGCGAAGGAAGCAGGGGAGGTGGGGGATGAGTGAGCCATACCGACAGCTATCGCCAAAAGATTTTGACGATCTTTATGTTCTTCGCCAACAAATGCCAGACGTACCTGTTCGAGACTTCGCAGAGGAAGTGTACCGAGATTTCAACGGATACGACTTAAAGCAAATCCGAGAAGCATTACGAAAAATAGACAAGGGACATGAAGTATGAAACACATTGTGGGATTTAGCGGCGGTATTGATAGTCAGGCATGTGCCCGATGGGTGCTTAATCGTTACCCCAAAGAAGACGTCGTGCTGTTGAACAGCGACGCCGGGGGGAATGAGCATCCCCTGACGAGTGAATTCATCGACTGGTACAGCTGCCACATTCATCCAGTCATTGTCGTGCAAGCAACGGTCGCAGACATGGCGGGCACAGCAAAGGGGAAAATCGCCGAGCTTGGCTTATCCCCTGATGACATTCTCACGTTTGACCTCATGACAATCCTCAAGGGCCGTTGGCCGTCGCCAAAAAGACAATTTTGCACGGAACACTTGAAGCTAAGGCCAGCGCTTAGATGGATGGAGTTGGCATTTCCTGCCGGAGATTATTGCCGCTATGCGGGCGTGCGAAATGATGAAAGCCGTCGGCGTGCTAGCCGCAAGGCCGTGGAATGGGATGATTTTTTCGACTGCGATCTGTTCCATCCAATCATCGATTGGACCAAGCAAATGTGCTTTGACTATGTCAAGGCCCACGACGGGAAGATCAATGAGCTTTACACGCTTGGATTTAATCGCGTTGGGTGTGCGCCTTGCATCAATTCCAACAAAGCCGATATCTTGGCTTGGGCGACGAGGTTTCCTGAAATGATCGACAAAGTCAGAGCATGGGAGAAAACCACCGGCCGCACTTTTTATGCACCTATGGTGCCACGCAAAAAGATCAACTGGATCGACGAGGTTGTCGAGTGGTCGAAAACCACGCGGGGCGGCAAGCAATATGGGCTTCATGTTTTACATGAGCCAGATTCATGCGAATCAAAATTCGGACTTTGTGAGTAACTGAGAAACGTAAAGAGGCGGCTGGTATAAATTTAGCGAGATTGAAAAGGTTAGCTGAATGAAAAAAGTCGAACACAAGCTGCAATCTCAAATCATGCTGGAATTCGGGAATCTTTCTTGGATCAGAATATGGAGAGCAAATACTGGCGTTGCTGTTGGCGGAGATGGTAGGGTTGTTCGGTTTGGCCTTCTTGGGCAGGCGGATATATCTGGTATCATTTCACCCCACGGCAGGCGTCTGGAAATCGAAGTAAAAACACCGACCGGCAGACAGTCGAAGCCACAGAGAGCATTTCAAGCCACCATTGAAAGGCTTGGGGGGCTGTATATTTTAGCTAGATCGCTTGATGACGTACATGATGCCTTTGAAAGAGAAGGTTATTATGACGAAATTCAGCGAGATTGAATATCAAAACGAAAGATTGGGCAATATGACGCCAGAACAGCAAGACGATTTAAGAGTTGAATCGCTCAAGGGTCACGCTCGCGGGTGGAGCTACACGCCAGTAAAGGGAAAACGAGCATATATCTATGGATGGCAATCAGCCAAAAGGGAGACGATTGGCGAAATAGAACAGTGGGCAAGCGAAGGAAATCTTGGAATCAGAACAGGGAGCAGCGAACTTCTTGTTCTAGATATTGATTCGGATTCCGGGCTTAATCCAGAAATGTACCCGCCAACTTCCACAGTAGAGACAGGCGGCGGTGGGTTCCATCTTTACTATACCGCGCCGCCGTTCCCTGCTGGGAACTCACACAAGGCCATGGGTCTGCCAGATCATGTCCACATCAGGGGCATTGGCGGCTATGTAGTAGCTGCAGGCAGCATTCATCCCGAAACAGGCAATCTGTACCGTTGGGCAGAGGGGAAGTCGCCAGACGAGCTTGAGCCAGCGCCGTTCCCTGTTGCAGAGCTTGTCACCAATGAAGATTTTCTGGAAAGAATCAAAGTCTGGGAAGAGTATCACGGGCGGTCCAACTGCTCGCTGGATATTACTGCTTGCGAAGTTGGCTTGACCACCAATCAAACGCGGGAGCATTTACGATGCTTTGGACTTGATTTACCCAAAAGCGACATCGCAAAGCCAGCAGCCAGAAGGACTCCGCCCACATACGGTCGGCTTGCCATGGCAGGGGAATGCCATGCTGTCGCAAACTGCGAGCCGGGAAACAGAAACAATCAGCTAAACACATCAGCGTTTAACCTTGGCCAGCTTGTAGGTTCGATGGTTCTAGATCGAATGGATGTCGAATCTAACTTGAAAGCTTCAGCTGAAGAGGCAGGCATGAGGGGCGTTGAAATCTACAGGACAATTAAATCCGGCATAGACGCTGGAATTAAAAGCCCAAGAAAGATACCCGAAAAATCACTTCAAAAATCACAAAACGAAGCGATGGCTGCAGCCAATATGAATGGTGAAATGGAAGAGTCCGGCGACACAGGGGCTGGCACAAAAGCCAAAAAGCCAAAAAGCAAACCCACCACATCCATACCCATGGTCCCTACACCATCAAAAGCAGGCAAGGATGTAGTGCTTGTGCCGGGGTCACACATTGATGACATGGGCGTAATGCACGCGGTCGGTACAAATGATTTCTCTGGTGAAGTGCTAGCTAGCTTTCCCGAAGGCTTGATGGTTCGAAAGGCTACTATTCCGGGTCAGCTTATTGGCGAAGCTGGCAAGAAAAGATTCGAGCCTGTTGGCGCGAATAACGTCAGGCTTTTGATTGACGAACATTCAGAGCTTGCAAAATGGGCAATCATCAAGACGGGAGATCACAAGGGCGAGCCAATAAGGATGTTCGTTCACTCGTCGCGCGACCACGGCGAGCTAGTGCTTGCTGGTGCTTCACAAAGCCCATTGGTTTCCCAAATGGAATTCATGGCAAACTACCCATTCTTCAGGCCCGATTGGGAAATCTCGTCGCCCGGATGGAATGGGGGGAGCTACTACTACGACCAGCCGAACGATCTTGAAGATATTGAACTGGAGCATGACAGGGATGTCATAACCACTGTTCTTGAAGATTTGCTTATCGACTTCCCATTCAAAACAGAATCAGACAGGCAGAACTTCATCGGGCTTCTATTCACGCCGCTAATCAGGCCAGCGATAAAATCCAATTGCCCGCTGCATCTAATCTTGTCCCCACTGGAACGCACAGGCAAGAGCCTTCTAGCTGAATCGGTGCTTGGAATTATTGTCGCGGGTAACAAAACGCCCGGCATGTTGCTTCCAGAGCATGAAGAGGAAAGAGACAAGCGAGTAACCGCCATGCTCATGCAAGGCAAAACGATTATGCACTTAGATAATCTCAAAGAGTTTCTAGATTCTGCGTGCATCGCGTCTCTGCTCACTGCGACAACATATCAGGGTCGCCTTCTTGGAAAATCGCAGCTGCTTGAGCTTGCAAATAACACAACCATCGTCGCAACGGGTAATAATGTCCGGGCCACAGGGGAAATCGCGAAAAGAACAATACCAATCTGCTTACAGCCAAACACTTCAAGCCCAGAAACAAGACAAGACTTCGTGCATCCCGACCTGACTGATTACCTTGTCAAAAATAGAAAACTGATCCTTGGATGTCTGCTTGGCGCTGTTGTGAATTGGGTAATCGCAGACAAACCAAAGCACAACAAAAGGCTAGGCGGTTTCGATACATGGTCCGAGACTGTTGGCGGCATTATGGACATGCTCGGCCTAACAGAATGGCGAAAAAACGAACAGCAGTGGCGCCGTGACTCTGATCCGCTTGGCGAAGATTTGCTTGTGCTAGCTTCTGTCTGGTGGGAGCTTCACGGCCAAGCGCAGATTAAATCTGATACGGTCATGGGCATGGCTGAGGCGAACGGCGTGTTTGGCCACATCTTTACAAGGCCATCAGAACGGGCAAAGCAGATAGCGCTTGGACGATTCTTGACATCCCAAGAAAATAAGCCAGTGGGCCGCTGGATAATTCGCAGGGCTGGCACTGGCTCAAATCGTTGGTATTACTTGGAAGTTTCTAGGTTCGCAGAAGCAGAATAATTTTTCTCTCAACTCGTCTTGTTACGCATTGGGGTCGAATCGCCCGGCGTCAACTTCTCGCCTGAGTATTCTATTTACTGTTTGCGAATACCACTTGGCTTTTCTCGGAGCAACACCCATTGTCTCAAGCTTCTGGGCGATTTTGTAGGTGCTTTTAATTCCCTGCTTCCACTGGGCGATCATCAGCCCTATATTTTCCTGCTCTCTCAAGTCCTCGACAATTTTCGAATCGTCGTATGGGTCGCGTCGCCAGCCATACGGTGGCACTGCAGACATTCTCTTGCCGCTGGCTTGCTGTGCGATCATTGCGCCACTGGTGCGTTCGCTGATCTGTTCCCTCTCCATGCTCGCCATCGCCGCGATGATCGTGAAGAAGAACCTGCCCATTGCTGTTGTCGTGTCTATCTGTTCGTGCAGGCTGGCGATGTTCGCGCCAGCCTGGTTCAGCTTGTCCACGTACGCGATGGCGTCTTTGGTGCATCTCGCGAAACGTGACAGGCTGTAAACCACCAGCACGGCCTTCTCGCTGCAAGCTAAATCGACCGCCGACTGGAACCCCGGCCTGTTGGCTGCATTGGCTCCAGATATCGCCTCATCGAATTGCTCGCCTATTACTTCTAGCTGGTGCATCGCACACCATTGGTGGCAATACTGTAGCTGCGTTTGAATGCTGGCGCATTGCTCTGCCCCTCGCCTTGGCGAGAAACGCGCATAAATCACCGCCCTTGTAGGCGGCGCTGTTCGGGTTAATTTGTTCTTGTTGGCTTGCGTCATCTAGATCAATCCTTATTCATGTTGAATTTGCTGGCGATTTTCCCGATAAACTCTTCTGCAGTTGCCATGGATTTAACATCCCTGTCAATAACAATATCGAAACCCTTTTTGTCTGCTTCGGGAATGCTCGAAGGCGTGCCGAAACCAGTATGGACTGTTCCCGGCACTACGCGCGATCTTGCCATTAGTAAAAACGCCCGGCGAAAGGCTGGGCTGCAGCACATCATCGCCATGAGCGCCGTGTCAGACGGCACGCCCGCAGCCTTGACTACTACAGTTTGCACCAACATATGCACTTCCCCTGATATAGCTTTGGAAGTGTCTAGAATCTTAACTTCCACGCCATAGCCCAATTCTTCGAATTGATCGGCAAGAAGAATCGCACAGGCTCCGCGCGGTTTAAGATTGTGGCTTTCTTCGAAAGCGCTGATGGCAGTATTAATGGCGATGGAAATGACAGGCTTAGGGCCGCGCTCTTTTACGTTTCGCGACCAACCGAATGGGTCGCGCCTTGCCCAAGCGCCTGTATCTAGATCGTCGCCATGGTCCTGGTTTCGCATGATATGGCGCACAGGCTTGACGTTTTGCATAACGCCATCCAGTTGGTTTCGCATGGATTCAATTTCGCCCAAGTTGGCCTCTGGTGGATTGTGAACCATGTCGCGCAGTTGGCTTTGCGTCTTGCAATCCCAAAAATCATCTTTGCCTGCATATTCCTCTGTCACACGGATTAGTAGCTGCTTATTCTTTTCGTTCACAGCATTGTCATGCATGGCCATAGCCATGCATTCCTCTACACTGCCCCATTCAATCCTATGCACACCGTCTTTGTCTCTCTGGATTGGTTGAAGGTATTCCATTATGCACCGACCTTTGCTTTTTCGTCATCAGACCAGTCTACAAAAAAAGCCTCAGTGATGTCTTTGAGTGTAGCGCCAAGGTTTGCCATTTTTGTTGCGTTGACAACCAGCCTTGTCGAAGCGATTCGGCGTAGTCGGCCTTTAGATATCATGCTGCGCAAGCTAGATACCCAGTCACCAATACTCTTACGCAATCCCCTGTCGCCAATGGTGGATAGAATATGCGATTCTATGGCAATGTCATAGTTGATCTCCAGCGTGGCCAACGTGAACCTATCCAGAGTAGCTGCGTCCAGAGCATTGCGGCCGACATACAGCCTGTCAGCACCTCTGCCAAATGTATTAGCGGCTGCGATGATAAGGCACTCTGGATGCCTTGGAATTGGCTTTGCTTCTGGATTGTATGGGTTGGATAGCTGGCCATTGGCGAGCGCTGCGTTGATGCCAACCATGACGTTAGCATCGGCTGCGTCTACTTCGTCCAGTAGGAACACGCCACCATCGCGATACACTTTGACAAAATTAGATTCCTGAAAAACCCATTCGCCTGCAGCGCCCGGTAGCATTCGGCCCCACAAATGGGTTTCTGTGACACCGGCGCTTAGGCTCAGGAAGTTGAATGGGCGATCCATCGCGAATGCTACGTCTTCTGCGATAGTGGTCTTGCCTGTACCCGCCGGACCAACAAGCAGGATATTTTCTGCCCATCGGGCCGTCTTGAGAACATCCATCATTCTGGCGTGTGGCCTTTTATCGAAGCGAACAGACTTAGCTTTGTCGAAGTTGACGATCAAAGGTCTAGCTGCTTTCATGTCTGTTTTTGAAACAGCTTCGTCCACTGCGTTTCTCGCCATCTGGGCGAGCATATCGGCAATGCCTCCGGCTGCTACTTCTGGTGCGCCTGGATTGTTCTTGGTAGTCACTGTAGGCTCATCACCATTAAGAAACGCAATCAAATCAGCCTTGCGTGAAATTTGAACCCAGCTAGATGGGTTTCCGTCGGCCTTGCATTGCTCGATGCACAATTGTCGCAATTCGTTCTGCGTCATGTGCTCAAGAAGTTTGCCTTCTTGCTCCGTCGATTCTGTTCCTGTAGCTTTTACTGTCATCGTATCCTGCTTTCGCATTGGCGTTTTTCAAACTAGACTGCCCGACGTGGACAGACAATTCAACCCATAGTAACACGCAGATCGGCACAATGCAAGCACCAAATATCGCCACAGAGCATATTCGCATATAAATAGAAAAAACGCCCGCCACTGTCAGTGTGGCGAGCGTCTTTATGTCATCTAGATACAGGCTGCGTTCAGGCCGGTGTGCCTTTGGGCGGCGCTGGAGGCAATCCGTATTTGGCCATCCAGCTTTCCAAGTTTGTTTTGAAGGCTACTAACCCTTCGCTGAAAAACTTATCCAATTGCTCAATGCGTTGTGCGCTTTCTTCTGAACCGTCGGAAAGCTTGAGCATCTCATCTTCATAGTCCCTCTGCCCCCAAGCACGGCTCACGACGACCGTGGCAAGCGAATACTCTTTGAGCAGGAACGGCGAGCATTTGTTGATCTGCATGATAAATGGCTTAGCGCCAGCCTGCTGCGTAGCGTCTGCGGGGAATGGCTCGCACAGTATGGTCAAATCTTTTCGCATTTGCCAGTGAATCTCACCTTCAATGCCTTTGATAATCAGCCTAGAACCAATTACCGGCGGCGTTCGCGTGTCTGTGTATTTTGAGTAAAGGCGATGGGCGATCAATGCCCGCAATGCGCCTGCGCTAAAATCGTCTTCTGGGTCTTTGTGATAGCCTTTGTGATATCCCTTGGCGGTGTGGTACAAGCCGGTGTATTCGACAAGCAATTCATTGTTGCTCGGCATAGGCTCGGCCGGCCCTGCGACGATATCCGGCAGGCTGTCTTTCAGGCTGCCTTTGTTTACAAATCCGCGATTGTTGTTGCTGAAACCCATTTTCATTGTCCTTTGCTTTTGCGCGCATGGTTGCATGCGCGCATGGTTGTGACGATCTGTTCGCCAAAATAAACGGCCACAGCGTACACTGCTGCAGCACATAGAAACGGCAGCATGTTTACTGCCATTGCGTACCAATAAGGGATTGAGAAACGTATCATATCATCAGCCTCACTTTCAAAACTGTAGGTCTTCGTCGGCACTGGGTGTCCGCTCCCCGTGAGGAGCGGTGACTCAAGGCGGGTCAGGCCGGGTGCAGTTCGGGGTTTGCTTCTACAATTTCCAAGCCTTCATCGGTTACTTCGAGGATCCAATCTTGCTGGCCGTAGGCAATGCCTGTGGTTTCATGCACTGGGCGATGGATGGCGAGCAAGCCAGCGGCTTCAAGAGCCTCCCAATGGCTGGATGTTTCGGTGAAATGCTGCCCCGCTTCGTTGCGTGTGCAGATTGTGCAGAGTTCGCGGAGCATTGCTTTGGTGGCCTTGGTTTTCATGTTGTTTCCTTGCCGGTGTCCGGCGGTTGTGGAGGGTGTTCGGATCAATTTCATCGACTTCATCGACAAGCCTAACAGGCTCATCGGCACAAATCAACCACAAAATGCACAATTGAGTTATATTTGCTGTAAATTGTCTGCGTGTGCCTGTTTTGTACTGGATGAGAAGGGATGTCGGGGATGTCGGGGATGTTGACGATACGCTGTACCAGCCTCTATAGAAAATTTTTTATGGGCATTGGTACTATATTGAGATGGGTACTATAATAGTACCCATAGAAACCAAAATTCTGTAGTGGCTGATACAGAGATATCGTAAACATCCCCAACATCCCGAGTCGTATTCGCCCTGGGGGATTTCCTTGAGCTAGATCGGATGATTGTATTTCTCTCAAGACAGAATTAGTGCGAATATGTGTGTTGCCATGGGTACCATGGTAGCAAGTGCCGATCTAGCTATCGGGTTCTTTGAGGGGCAAATGAGTCTGTCATGTTCAAGACAGGGCATTGGGCGAGAATGCCGCGAGAATGCAGGTGTGGCACAGACCGGCGTGAATCACACTGGGGTTTCAGGATGTCAAAATGGCAGGAAATGGGCGATGATGGGGGCGGGAGCTAGCTTGGCTCCTAAAGGTAACAACCCATGGATCCAATTTTAACACCGCCATCGACCCCGACCCATGGAACACTGGAAGCTAGATCGGCCCAAGCCTGCTTCAGTGTGGCTCATCGGCATTTCGTGATTGTGGCGGTGGGAACCCATGGAAACAGGCTTCAGACGCTCAGAATGAGGGAAACAGGGCAAAACCAAGGGAAAACCCCAAGAGAAAAGGCCAACCCGAACAAAACCTTACCATCGACCCCGACCCATTGATTCATCTTTTACTTAACCCCCTCGGAACACGAGCCATTTTTCAGGGATTTATTTTGATGACTCAAAAAGGAAAACCCCAAAGCCCCAAGACAGGTCCACGGGTACTATGACTGGAAAAATATGCGCTATATTTTTCCAGCTATTTGCCTGATAAGATAAAATTGGTTTATAATCGTGTTTGATAAAGCCACACGGAACCGTATTAATGCCACCTAAATCTCGCCAAGCACAAAAAGTTGAAATGGTAAAATCCGGCGAGTGGCCTGATTTCTTGAAGCGCCGTGACTACCTGATGTCTACTGGCGTTCCTGAAGGTGCTGCATGGACAACGGCCCTGCTTGAAATAACCAAGACGCCTGCTCTTCCGACTGGAACTAGAAATCCGGCTTATACGCCAGCTGCCAATCGAAAAAGCAATGAACGGGCTGAGTTACTAAAGCAGGCTGAGAGTGATCGTGTACCCGGCACGACGTTTTCGGGAAAGACGGCTAGCTCTATTGAAGTGATAGAATGGGTTGCGGCCAATATCGCAATTACTGACCCAGACCCCAAGAAAGCACCGAATAGCGAAGCTTGGGGCTTGCTGCAGTGGGTTCGTCGCGACCAGCAAAACGAAGGTGAATTTTGGCGACAGATTTACCCGAAGCTGATGCCAACCAAGTCTGAAATGAAGAAAAGCCAAGGCGAAAAAGAAAATGAAAGCGACGTTATCGACCTCATCGGGCGTGTCAAAGCCGCAATTATCAGCGACGAAGGTGCGGCCGAAGGTTGAGAAAAGCAAGCCCAAGACAGCCTGCCTGATTCGCCGTAGGACTCCGCATGTGTGGGAGAACGGCGTTCGTCCTTACAGCATCGTTCCCAAGGGGGTTCTGGAAAATCTTGAGTTTCGTCGCAAGCTGATTGAGGTTTGTAACGCAGATTCGTCAGTGGCCAGTGATGTTATTGAGATGTGCCGCCGAGACAGGTTGTTTTACATCAACTCTTTTTGCTGGACGTATGACCCGCGTAAAGACGATCAGCCTATCATTCCGTTCATAACGTATGACTTTCAAGATAACGCGATTGACGATATTGGCGAAGCGATTGGCAGCCATGATATTCTCGCTGAAAAGTCTCGCGACATGGGTGCTAGCTGGATGTTTCTTACAGTCCTTCACCATGAGTGGATGTTTAAGTCCATGCGTTCTTTTCTGGTGGTCAGTCGTAATGAGGATTATGTAGACAAGCCTGAAAACCCGAAAGCTCTGTTCTGGAAGCTTGATTTTCTTCTGAAAAAGCTCCCGACGTTCATGGTCCCCAACTTCACCCGTGTCAACATGAACATTACGAACAAAGACAACGGCTCTGTGATTGATGGCGAATCGACCACGGCAGACGTGGGACGCGGTGACAGGCGAACTGCTGTGCTTATGGATGAATTTTCAGCGTTCAAGAAAGATGACGGATATCGTGCGCTGAGTAGTACCCGCGACGTTACGAAGTGCCGAATGTTTAACTTCACGCCACAGGGAACAAACAACGCTGCCTATGACATGGCCCAGCGTAATATCTCGAAGCTTCGAATGCACTGGTCTGTTCATCCTGAGAAGAATATCGGCCTTTACCACAAAGAAGGAAAGGCTAGATCGCCATGGTATGACGAGCAATGCGAACGTGCTGCGCATCCAATGGAAATCGCCCAAGAGCTTGATATTGACTACTTGGGTTCTGACTTTCAATTCTTCGACAGCCAGAGCATTGACAAGGTTCAGAAAGAGAATTGCGTCAAAGAGTATTTTCAGGGCGAGCTTTCATTTGACAGCGATTCGCTTCGGCCTATGGGGTTTACCCGTGTAGCTGGTGGCCGATGGCGACTTTGGATAAACCACGAACAGCTAGACCCGATGGATTTGTTTGCGGTGAGTGCTGATATCGCGACAGGTACTGGAGCTAGCAATAGCGTTATCTCCATTGGAAGTATGCGGACCAGTCAGAAGATTGCTGAATTTGCCAATCCAATGGTCAAGCCGCATGAGCTTGCCAAGATCGCGGTCGCTGCAGCTAAATTCTTCAAAAACGCTACGATGATATGGGAAGCCAACGGGCCGGGAAGAATCTTTGGTGACGGTGTAATTGACGCTGGCTATAGGGAAGTGTATTACAGGACGAACGATAAGCAGTTGGGTGCGAAGGAATCGACCGTTCCGGGTTGGTATTCCACCAGAGAAAACAAGCTTGGCGTTTTGGGTGAGTATCGCCGGGCGCTGGCCAGTGGTGATTTCATCAACAGGTCGCTTGAGGCCGTCCAAGAATGCCGCGAGTATGTGTTTTTGGCCACGGGAAGTGTAGAACACGGAAAGAGTATTTCCAACATAGACCCTTCCGGAGCTAGAGCTAATCACGGTGACAGGGTTATTGCTGATGCCTTGTTGTGGAAAATGATGAAGCAACGTGGTAGTCTAGGGACAATTGAGAAATCATACGTCCCACCAAACAGCTTTGCCGGTAGACGTAAGAGATTTTCAGATTCAGAGAAGAATAAAAAGCTAGAGGCCGCGAGATGGTGAAGCGGTATCACGCTGGGTTCATTGCCCGGAGGTCACAGGTTCGAATCCTGTTCTCGCTATTTAAAGGTAGTAGTTATGTATGGAATGTGCTTCATTGTTTTTCTTGTAATCACGGCCATTTACATTGCCGGAATGATCGAGAATGGCTTTGGCTACGTTTCCTTGTTTTTTTGGATGGCCTACAGTGCGTTTTTCCTTTACCCAATCGTCGATGATTTTTGGGATAGGTGGAGATTTCGCAAATTGCCTGAGTGGCAGAAGTACAGACCTTTGAAATTCTGGAAGAAACGGTAAAGGAATTACCTTGGACACAAGCAATCGCAAATCAATGATGATGCTCAAATCCGCTATGGAGTGGAGCAGTCGGTCTATCGCACCTTATCGCGAGAACTACAATCACGCATTGAAGCAGTTTGTTGGCGCTCACTATTCAGAGAACGGTGCGACTGATCGCGTTCCGGTGAATATGCTGGAAATGGCGACTTCGATTTACGTCCAGCAATTTGTTTCTGCAATTCCGCAGGTCATGTGTTCAACGCGATACGCCTCATACAAGCCAATGGCCGCAGATTTTTCGATTGTGATGAACTATGAGCTTCGCCGTATGGGTATTGACCGGACGCTCCAAGAGGCATTGGTGACTGCGTTGTTCGCTCCCTTTGCCGTCTTGAAGGTTGGGGAATGTTCAGGGCCGATGGTTGAGTTTGAAGGCATCAATCACGCAACGGGCAGCACCTTTGTTGACTTGATTGATTTTGATGACTTTATTATCGACATGACGGCGAAACGGTGGGAATCAGCTAGATACATGGGAGACAGGTATCGCGTTCCGCTTAGTGCCGTGCATAGCAATGAAGAGTTTGTTGCCAAGTACCGAAAGAAGGTTGAATCTGTCAGCCGCGCAGCCCGCAGTGATGCTGATGACGAGCAGACCGAACACGCTTCTTCTATTGGCCGTGGCGAGGACTCGACCGATGACGGCGAGATTGAACCGTATACAGAGCTTTGGGATATCTGGCTGCCTGCAGAGGGCAAGATTATTACCATGCCTGCTTCGGGAGAGCCTTACCCGCTTCGTGAAATTGAGTGGGATGGCCCAGACATCGGCCCTTATGACCGCCTTACATTTCAGCATGTCCCCGGAAACATCATGGGACTTCCGCCTGTAGCGAACTGGATGGACCTGCATGAGATGAACAACATGATCTTCAACAAGATGGCCCGCCAATCGCAGAGGCAGAAAACTGTTTACGGCGTCCGTGCGGGCCAGATTAAGGACGGCGAAAGAACCATTCAGGCCAATGATGGCGATGTAATAAAGATGGACGGCGACGGCGTTAATTCAATGAATTTCCCCGGCGCTGATGCTTCTAGCATGGCAATGTTTCTTCAAGGCAAGGATTTATTCAGCTATGCAAATGGCAATCTTGATCTTCTTGGCGGTCTTAGCCCGCAATCCCAGACGGTTGGACAAGACCAGATGCTTTCGGCCAGCGCGTCACAGCGTGTTGTTCGAATGCAGAATGAGGTAGTGGGCTTTACGACACGAATCATTCGTTCGTTGGCTTACTATGTTTGGGAAAACCCACTGGCTGATTATGATCTAGACAAGCCGGTTCCGGGTTTTGAAAGCGTTTCCGTGCCGATTGATTTTAATTATGACCGAAGGCTTGGTAAGTTTCCGGATTATGATATCGAAATCCAACCATATTCAATGCAGCACCAAACCCCAAGCATGAAGCTGCAGTCGTTGACTCAAGCGTTCGGCACTTTCATTGCCCCCTACATGGAGCAGATGAGGGAGCAGGGCATATCTGTCAACTTTGAAAAGACTGTCAGGACCGTTTCTCAGTTGGCTAACTTGCCTGAGCTAGATGATTTGATTACATTTGTAGAGCCAGCGGAAAACCCTACTCCTATCTCGCAAAGATCGGGAGTCGGAAAGCCTGCTGAGACAAAGAGGACTTACGAGCGAATAAACCGTCCGGGCGGCACTAGAGCAGGCAGAGATGCCGCTTTAACCAAGTCCCTTATGGGCGGAACAATAAACGACAGTGAAGCAGCTTCACTTGATGGGGGCATACGTTGAACATACCCGACACTGCTTGGTGGATCATTGGAATCATTGTGATACAGGCTCTTTTTGGAACTGTATTGCTGATAGTTAGTACGCTAGCTACTTGGGCCTTAGCTCGCGTCCACAGCTTGTCTGTTAGGGTTGCTGAGCTGAGTGTTCATACTAACATGCAGACAACGCACGTTGACCAGAAGCTTAAATCGCTCAACGACTGGATGAAGGGTATTGACAGAAAGCTAGATCGTGCGTTAGAAAGAAGTGCCAGAGCTGGTAATTTAAGTACCCACGACGGCTTTGACCCAAGAACTGACGAAGATTAATTATGCCAACTTACTGTTACACAAATGAAGACGGCGAGACGATTGAGCGCCGTATGTCCATGAAGAAGGTTCGCAAGAGCATTCGCGTCAAAGGTGTTAAATTCACACGCGACATTGCTGCTGAGAATGCCGGATACACGGATACTCCGGGCGCTTGGCCCATGAAGTCCGACGCTGCGGGCGTTCACCCTTCGCAGATTGGCGAAGCTAGAGAACACGCTGCTAAGGTTGGTGTTCCTACTGACTTCACGCCAGACGGAAGAGCAATTTTCACAAGCCGGTTGCATCGCAAGTCGTATTGCGAAGCGCACGGTCTGTATGATCGTAATGGCGGTTATGGCGATCCTAGACGAAGAGGTATTATTGATGGCTAAGGCAACTAACAAACTTGATTCCAGCGCAAACACTACCAACACAGGCATTGAGCCAGCTTTTTCCGATGAGGATTATGATGATGCTCGCGAAGATGGTTTTGATGGTGATGGTTCTGGCGAAGAGGGTTCCGCATGGGATGAGGGCGATGATGATATTGATGACGGCTCTGAATCGGGTTCTGATGACGATTCTGGCGATGACGATGAGGGGGATGAACTCGATAGCGACGATGACGAATCGGAAGGAGATGGCGAAGAAGCCGATCCGGACGATAGCCCAGATGTCGCCCGCGCCAAAGAGCTTGGATTTACTGAAAAAGAAATCAAAGCCATGCGCGGCGAGAAAAATCTCACTGCCGTCATCGTCGCGATGGATAGAAAAATTGCTGAATTCGGTCGCACTGGTGGAGACGCGACGAATACCGCCGACAAGTCAAAGACTGTTGGCGAAACTTCCACGGGCAAGACCAAAGAATCTGAACCTGCGGCCACAGGTGACGAAGCTGATTTGGAACTCGACCCAGAGCTTTTTGACGACCGTTTAATCAAGGCATTTAAATCGCAAGGCAAGAAGTATTCTGCAGCGATTGAAGGCATGAAGCAACAGGTCGCCGTCCTTCAGGACGCTCTTTCAGACCGAGTGTTTGATGAGCAGGTCAATGGTCTTGGCAAGGGGTTCGATTCTATTCTGGGTGCTGGTTCTACCAGTGCGCAGCCTGAAAATTCGAAATTCGCCAAGAATCGTTCTGCAGTCAAGGATGAAATGAAAGCCTTGTCTGCCGGGTACAAAGCCATTGGCAAGAACGCGCCTAGTGAAAGCCAGTTGTTTTCGCGGGCAGTCCAATCATTGTTTTCCGATAAAATTCAAGGAATGGCCAAGAAAGGCATTACCGATCAACTTCGCGGCAAGTCCAAGAGATTCATTTCTAGACCAGCTAGCCGTCGCCAATCAACTGACGGGAGATCGCCCACACAACGGGCAGTCGATAACGTCAAAGAGAAGCTTCGTCAATCTGGTGGACACTCCAGCGATTTTGAAGAGTAAATGATCTACCTTGGCTTTTATAAAATAAGAAAGTGAAGGCTTCCTATGGCTCTGTCTGATGACCAAATTGCTGATCTTGTTGCCGGTACTCTCAAAGACCTCGGAAGGGGTCGATATACTGAGCTTGCTACCGACCTCCAAGGCTTCGAAGTCCTCCCCCGCGTGCTTAAAAAGGGCAAGATTAACTTCATTGCCAATGGCACAGGGGTACAACGTAACATCATGATTGATGACGGCGGCGCTGCGAAGCACGTTGGCCTGTTCTCGGAAGATGTTACCAGTGCGCCTGACCATCTGGCGCAGTACACTGTGCCTTGGCGTCACTCCCAGACCCATTGGGTCTTTGATCGTCGCGAAACACAGATGAACTCTGGCCCAAGCGCCATTGTGGACATGGTGAAAATGCGCCGCGCCGGTGCTATGATCTCTCTTGCCAAGCTGATGGAGCAATCTTTCTTCGGCAAGCCAGTTGATTCGAGTGATAACATCACTCCTTTCGGCTTGGATTATTGGATCACGCCAAGCCAGACTCAAGGTTTTAATGGCGGCAACCCATCTGGTTTTGCCGCAGGCGCCGGTGGCATTGACTCGGCGGCTTACCCCCGTTGGGCCAATTACACCGATGGCTATACGACTGTCAATAAGGCTGATTTGATTACCAAGATGCGTAAGGCTCATCGCCTTACCAATTTTGTCAGTCCAATCTCCATTCCCGACTATCGCAAGGGTGCTGGCCAAAACTTCCGTATCTATGTGAATGAAGTCACTATTGCCGCGCTTGAAACTCTGGGCGAAGCTCAGAACGAAAATCTCGGTCGCGACCTCGCCAGCATGGACGGAATGATTACGTTCCGCAAAAACCCACTCGTCTACGTCCCCTATCTCGACGCAGATACAACCGATCCTGTCAGAATGATTAACTGGAACTCGTTCCACATTAATTTCCTGAAGGGTGAGTATCTTCGCCAAGACGGACCTCAGAAGAAGGCTGACGCTCACAACGTGTTCGAAGCTCATATTGACCTGACTTGGAACACCGACTGCGACAACCGCAGGCTTCACGCTGATATCCGTAAATCTTCCAGCTGATCTAGCTTGCATCTGGTCTTTTTGTTTGTTTTTTGGTTTGACGTTTTAATTTAAGGAATTTGAGCTATGTCTCAGAATCAGACTCAATATGTAAATCAGGCCCGTGCGCATGTTCGCCGGGTCTGGTACACGGGCAGCGATGCCCTTTCTAATGGCGTGGCTCTTTGTTATGCTCGCGACTATGGCGTTGCCACTGTCGTTGAACCTCGCCGCGACAAGAACGTGGCACGCCCTGCAGTTGGCAACAACACGGCTTTTGCCGGTGTTGCTACACGGGCTTATCCCGCCAATACAGGGGGCCAGTTTATTGAAGTGTTCGAACCCGGCTCGATCTGCCGCGTTCTCATCAATATCTCTGGGGCCATTGGCGGTTTCGTCACGGCACAGACAACCTCTGGCGAATTCGGCACTGCTGGCTTTGGCGGTCGTGGCTCAGCTAAACTGCTCCAGACTGTTGACGGTAGTGGCACTGCTGCACTTTGCCTTGTCGAGCTTCTTGATGGCGAAGAATCTGGCCTCGTCCAGATTCTTCAGCCTGACGAAGCTGGCGGCGCTGTGATTCTTACAGCAGGCGGCATTACGCAGATTACGGGCGGCATTACGCTCACTGCTAATGCTACTGCCACTCTCGCAGATGGCGTCCTTCAAGGCATGCGCAAGGGCGTTCGTCTTGTTGGCGCAATGACCACTAGCGATGTGGTTGTGACCGTCACGAATGGCGTTCAGCTTGACGGCTCAACGGCTTTGGCCACTATCACGCTTGACGGCGCTGCAGATATCAGTATCTTGGAGTTTCTTGGCGTTGACTGGCAATTGATTGCCAACAGCGGCTCCGCACTAGCGTAAGCTAGTTTCAATTTGCCTCCTATCGGGAACAGGCCATGCGTTTCATACAAATTATGCTCTTGTGTGGAACCATGGCCTGTCTTGTTGGGTGCAAGTCTAAGGGCGGCCAGATAGATTATTTGCGTGAAAAAGTAAATGAGTTTGGCCAAGTAATCCGAGATAAGTTTCGGGTTATACAGCCAGACAATCCAGCCGATGCAGCTAGCTTAGAGGTTGATGCAGAGGGTAATATCAAAGTAACATCTCCCGCGTCTCAAAGGCCGCCAGACCCATTAAAGCCAGAAACGTCAACCAGCAGGAGCTTGGGAAAGTTAGTGATAGGTGGCGGGATTACTTTGGTCGCTGGCGTGATTCTTTTAGCTATGCGCATGAGTGGTTCTTTGTGGATTAAAAGTGCGCCAAAAGGGCTTGGGCAAGGTCTGGTATTCTCTGGAATTGGTCTAATTGCAGTGGCAGTGGCTTTTGACAGTAATGAGCTGTATGCTGTTGGTGTTGTCGTTATTGGCCTTCTGATTATGGCTGTCGTGGCTTGGAAGAGCAACGCCGATCAGGAAAAAGAGAAGCAAAAATCTGTCTCTGAAGCTGTTATCAATAACCTGCCAAGCAGCATTATCATAGATAGTCAATCTTGAATGGATTTTTCATGAGCATGGAATTTTTCTGTTTCCTGATGATAACTGCTGTTGGCCTTCAAATACTGAATAGGAGTACGGGATGGCTCACGCAAAAATGGAAGTGATTGCTTCCGGCAAAAAATGGATAGGCTTTTGCGTAAGGATAAGTGATGATGATAATTTTAGTGATTTGGAGTTTGACGATTATCAAAGATCATGCTCGCTCGCTTATGACGTAATCAATCGAGTTATCGAAGTAAAAGGATGGTCAGCCCCACCGCAGAAAAGGGGACTTATTCTCCGTTTTTTGGCCAGTATTGGCTTTTTCGTTGCGGATGAGCATGGTATAACTTCGGCACATTGGTCTTCTTTGGAGTCTGCATTTTTAAGTTGGGGAATTTTTCGATACAAATTCTCAAGAGTGCGTGGCGAAAAAGGTAATCGTTCGCTACACTGGTGTTGCCGTAAGTGGAACGGCAAGAAATGGATCAAAGATAAAAACATTGGCGATGTTGCCAATGAGCAAGAGATTCTTGGCTCTTTCCAAGAAAAAAGCCCAATTAGGGTAGGAGACTCAGCTATGAGCGTTACTATTACCAAAACCGTTGTTGCAGATGGTGGCTTCAGCCACGAAGAAAAAACCGTTTACGGTGCTTCTGTCAGCCCGTCAGACCTCAAGATTCTGACTGTCCTTGAAGCTGGCGACGCTTCAGGTCGCACCACCATGGCCAATATCTCGCTTCAAAGCATGTCTGCACAAGAAGCAGCCAACGAAGTCAAAGGCAATGCTGCTTACGACAACGAAGAAGATCAAGACTGATTTCGTCAGCTAGCCTGATACGGCAAAATCACTCACGCCGCGCTTGACGGCACGGCGTGTTTTTTTAATGGCAAGTAGCTCAATTGGATAGAGCAGTGGACTACGAATCCACAGGTCGCAGGTTCGAGTCCTGCCCATGACTGCTTTGAATCGGATAATAATCGGCGAATAATTGGAGAATATCCCTTTGTCAGATAACAACAAAGCCACCATCACCGTGACCGGCAAGATGATTGAACTGATTGTTCCAAGTCAAGGCATCAGCTTTGGCGCACGCGACATTGACACTCTGATTAAACAGGCTGAAAACTTCCATCGCAAAAGCAATGCGCTTGACGCTGCAATTGAACAACTCAAGCAATACAAGGCTGACAACGCATGACCTACCTGAAAACTGCAGGGACGTTTATCAAAACTTGGTTCGCCAAGGCTGTCGTGGCAACAGCTACTTATCCTGTTGCTGCTGTCGGTATTTTCCTAGCGGTGATCGTGTTGATGTTTGCAGTGTGGGTGGTATTTTGAGTCAATGGCAATACTACGCAATCACGTTTGGCCAAGACGCCAACGGTATATTTTGGACCGGCAATTGGGTGTCGTGTGACGCATCGTTTGCGGCACGAATGTACTCACCCGCTGTACCTGTGAGGCTCGCATGAACCACCTCTACGCGGTCGTCATCGGCTTGATAATCGGCGTGCTGTTGATCGTGGCCATGAATCTGCTGGCATGGCACACCATGGGCATGAGCTGGCGGGATGTATGGCGATGGATTGTTGGCCCATAATTAATCAATGAAAGCGAAAACAAATGACATTACTAGACCAAATCAAAACACACGCACGCGACGACGCGACGCTCAAGGCACTGCTTGAGCTCACCAACGACGACCTAAACGCGATGGCTGCGGGCGCCGAACCACAGACACCAACCAACAAACCCAAGGAGCCAAAGTAATGGCAACGACATTTTCTCAGACCAAAACCGCGTTGGATGAAATCTCGCAGCGGATCAACACCAACCGAAACCGGATTGCCCAAGCCCGCCAAACCATCGGTACGGCCGAAGCAGACTTAAACAGCCTTGCCTCGCAGTACAGCGAGATCATCAGCGATCTTGCAGCTACCGCAGAAGCCAACCCCAAAAACGCTGCCATTCAGTCCGCTAAAGCCGAGGCTGATTTATTGGTGGCTGAATTTGGGGTACTCAAAGCCGAAGCCACCGCTAAGAAAACAGCCTACGACGGAGTTTGATGAGTGACGTTGCCTGCAACTGGTTATGATTCTGCGATTGGAGCCAAGCCAACAACTGGCTACAGCGATGCCGTGTTAGTCATCGACCTGTCGTTGCTGTCATCTGACTGGTGGAACACGATTGACACAGCAGACACGACCAAGGGCAGGTTTGCAATTGATGGCACTGAAGTGGCTGGCTGGATTGACTCTGGAACGTTCGTTGATAACGCTGACGGGACGGGCGAAGGCTGGGCGCATGTCTACTACTCAAGCGTGTCATCGTCTGTAGATCAGGCTGTGCAGGTTTATCCGCCCGTGGCAGCAAACAGCAGCTACGCGGCAGGCGACACCTATGGCCGCAACAACGTCTGGCCATCGTTCGCCGAGATGGTGTACACCATGTCCAGCGATCCGGCGGTCGATGTCACGGGCAACGGCAATACAGGCACAGCCAGCGGCGGCCTGACGATTGGCGGCGGCTCTGATTCATTTGGGCCATTGACGGATTTCGGCGGCAACGAAAACGGCTACAAGATTACGTCTGCCCTTGACCCCGCGATATTCAATGCGGTTGACGCCAAGTTTTCTATTGAGGTGCGGGCATCCGTCAACTTCAATGCTGATACATATTTCGCTCAATTCACATCAGACGCCAGCGGCGACAATGTGTTGATATTTTTCTGCTATCAGAACAAGGTGTATTTTGACGGCTACTCATCTGACGGAAAATATCTTGAATGGTCCACATCAAGCACCTATTCTGGCCAACGCGAAATCGCCCTGACTTACGACGGCTCTCTCACGCAGTCATCGCGTGGGAAAATATACATTGACGGGCAATCTGTCTCTGTTAACTACGCTTCAAACGGAACAGTTGCTTCACTCAAGACCAACACCACTGACGTTACCATCGGGAATGTGATTGGCCATGATTCTTACGCATACGGTGGCAACATGGGCCGCGTGGCGGTTCACAGCGACGTGCTTTCTGCCAACTACCTTGAACACAAAAACGACAACGAGTCCGACCCCGACACCTTCTGGGGTACATGGTCGTGGAACGCCTACGTTCCGCCCGCGCCCACTGGCAGTTCATTCTACTTCCGAAAATTCATCCTCAGCCGGAGGGCTTCATGATACTTACCTATGCCAACGAATCGACTGCAACCAAACGACGCGTGTTTTTTCAACTCGTGGATGCCACCGATGGTATCACCCCTGAAACTGGCGAGGATGGCGGACAGCCACAAGTAAGTACCAACGGCGGCGCATGGACTGACACAGGTATCGGTACGCTTGTCGCTATTGGTAACGGCAGGTATTACGCCGTAGTGACACAAACGCTGATTGCCACGGCTGGCGTGGTAATTGAAACACGCTACAAGAGCGCGGCCACAGCAGAATGTCCCGGCGATTCTATGCAGGTCGTGGCGTTTGATCCGTATGACGCCGTAAGGCTCGGACTCACTGCACTGCCCAACGCAGCAGCCGACGCGGCAGGTGGTCTGCCTGTGAGCGACACAGGCGGGCTTGACCTTGACGCACAGCGAACAGACGTTGCGGCAGTTCTGGTTGATACGGCAGTCATTGGCGCGGCTGGCGCTGGCTTAACAGCCCTACCATGGAACGCAGCTTGGGATTCTGAGGTTCAAAGCGAAGTTGGTGATGCCCTGACTATTTACGCAGTGCCAACTTTCATCGAGATGACTGCTGCTTTCACAGAAATCAAAGGTGCGGGCTGGTCTAGCGGTACTGACACACTGGAAGACTTGGCGGTTGGCACTCCGCCTTCTGCTGCCGATGTTGCAGATGCGGTTCTAGATGAACTCATGGCAGGCCATTTGACCGCAGGTACAGTCGGCAGGGCTATTTCCGACGCAGGCGCACTCGGCACGCCGCTTGACGCAGCTGGTGTTCGCTCTGCAATTGGCATGGCTTCTGCAAATCTAGACACCCAGATTGGAACGCTGTCTACCTACGATGGCAGTGATAGCTCTGGTGTTACAACCCTACTCACTCGCGTACCAGAAGTGGTATCGCTGGCCGCAATCAATGGCCAATTAGACGCTGCACTTTCTGATTATGACGCGCCAACAAAAGCAGAGTTAGATTCCGCTGTTTCTTCTATAGAGTCTTATGGCGATAGCAATTGGCTGACGGCCACTGGCTTCTCTACCTTTGCGGGAACACCGCCAACCAAGATCGAGATGGAAGCTGCTTTCACGGAAATTAAAGGCGCAGGCTGGTCTAGCTCAACAGACACGCTGGAAGAACTCGCTGATGCAGTTATCGTTGTCACGACTGGCGGCGATGCGACTCAGGCTAATCAGACCATCATTACTAACGCAATCGCGGCACTGCCAACAGCTATTGAAATTGGAACTGAAATACTTGATCGTTCCTTGTCTGCCCATGACACAGCAGGTACAGTAGGCGCATCCTTGAATGATATAACGCCGACTGGCGCAGGCTCAACGCAGGTAGATCACAACTTCGGCGGAACGGACGCATTGGTTTACTCTGATGACGGCGACCCAATTGACAATGCTGAAATCCTGATTTACCTCAAGGTGGATTATGACGCAGGCAGGACAGCTAGAAGCTATGTTGTTGGAATCTCGACAACAACCGTGACCGGCAGATGGTCTGTCCCTGTGATGCTTGACCCAGAAGAATATGTCGTGCAGTTTTCTAAGCAGAATTTCTATGGCCCAGATACGGTCGAAATCGAAGTAACCTAAGAATCGAGCTAGACAATGACTGTTGAAGGAACACCAATCAATCCGTTCTCCGGGGTGGAGTCAACGCTTTCTGTTGACTTTAACGCTCTTCGGTCATCTGTCGGCGAGATTATGGGTTATGGCCGTGACTATACAGTCTGGTCTACAGCCAACTCTGAAAATGTGACCCAGATCGTGCAGCGCGGCGTGAGGCAGTTTTACTATCCGCCTATTCTAAGGGGCGAGCGATCTGCCCATAGCTGGACTTTTTTGAAGCCAACGACAACGCTGGCAACAGTTGCCGGTCAAGGCGACTATGACTTGAATGACAATTTTGGCGGGCTGATAGGCGAGATTACCTATCCTGAAAATCAGGGCAAGAAGGCGATTAAGATTGTCTCTGAAAATGCAATCAGGAATATGAGGCAGAAGCCAGATACGGGCCTTACATCTAGCGGCAAGGCTGTTTACGCTGCGGTGCGCCCGCTGAACATCACTACGTCTTCGCCCCCAGCTGGACAACGGTTCCAGCTGGCTCTTTTCCCAACACCGACATCTGTTGCCACTCTTGCATATCAATACGCTATTTTGTCAGACAAAATTTCAGCTAGCAACCCATATCCTTTTGGCGGAATGGCTCACGGCGAAACAATTCTGGCAAGCTGCTTGAGTGTTGCAGAGCAGACGCTAGACAACCAGCAGTCACGCCATTTCGCTGGATGGATGTCCAGATTGTCGGCTAGCGTTAGCCATGACAGGCGGATTAGCGAGCCTGATTATTTAGGCTACAATGGAAACGACAACAGCGGCTCGCTTCTTGGCCTTAGCCGCAGGCAGCGATACAACCTTGGAGAATGGTAATGGCTATTGAAAAACCCTCATCGTCTGCAGCTTTGGGCGCAACGCTCCGTGGCGAAAAAATGGGCCTGACTGGCACTGATTTCTTTATCAAGTACCACGAAGGCGGCATTGCGTTTGGAAGCCCGCTGCATGAGTCTACGGGCGACGGCGACGGCGGCTTGGCGCAGTTTGAGAACAATGGCATTTTGTACGGCGACTTCAATTTTCGCGGCGCGATGATTTCCTCGCAGGCACTCGGCCTTGCGAATATCGTTGATCCTGAAAAAAACCCATGCTCGCTTATCATTTTTCTCGGCGGAACAAGAAAGCTCTCCATCACTGCAAAAATCGAAAGAATTGCCGTGCAGAAGTCGGAAAGAGGCCCGTGGGTCGGCGTTTCGATTTCTGGCAAGGGACACAATACGACACCAGCTAACATCGAATCAGCAGCTTCATGAACGACTACAAGCCATCTGGCCAAGAATCTGACGCGGGCAAGCCAACAGAGGACGAACTAAGCGACCTTGTTGAGAAGCTTTCCAATCTTGGCGATGAAGACATGCCAGACATGCCTGATGGTTTTTCTAGCTCGCATGATTCTTATGAAGAAGAAGAATCTCTGGGCGAAGAACCTGCACCCCCGGATGGTACGCAGGGAAGCGAACCGCCCAGCGGGGAAGAAGGGCAGGGCAAGCCAAGCGGGGAAAAAGCGTTGACTTCTGAAGAGCTGCAAGCTGCCTTGGCAAAAATGCCGATAGGGGAGAAGGTCGAGCTGTTGATTCAAATGGTCGCAGAACTTCCGGACAGAATCTCTGAAAATTTAAGGCTTGGATAAATGGCTGTAAGCATTACATCATCTGACGTTTGGGGAATGCGCACTGGTCTAACCAAGGGCTATGGCGATGTTCGTGCTGATAGCGCGATCCGTGGTTTTATAGTCAATGGCCTTGAGGATGACAACGAAAGCTATCTAGAAGCTATCAATGCAGTCAAGACTGATGTTGGAGACTTTCATCAAAGTGTCGTGACGCTGCCTGTTTTTAGCATTTCGGCAAGCAAATTTGGCCCAAACAAGGCCCGTGTATCTGTTTCATATCGCAGGAATCAAGCGTCTATTCCAACACAGATCGCCGATCTTCTTTGCCAGCGCAGAAGCGGATTCGATACTGTCGAGTGGTGGCGCGACGAGTCTAGCTACGATGCTGATGACCGGCCTAGCGGCGATATCAGGCTTGTGCCTGCCGATAATCTCGGCGGTATGCTGCCAAGGTCTTATAGATGGCGATTCGGTATCCTAGTGATGAACATGCAGACCGTTCTGGACACACAACCGGCGGCTAGTTATCTGGCCTATGTCGGCAAGGTGAACAGCAACGACACCGGCCAATGGACCGCTGTTGGCGCATTTCCCGCAGGGACACTGTATTTCGCTGGTTGGCAGTCAACGCCGATTGAGGTTGATGGCGGCGTGAAGTATTTAGTAAACTGGCAGGCGATCTATAATAAGCACAAGTGGAAGAAGCAGCTTATCTCATGGGATTCAGACGGCGAAGAATATGTCACAGCGCTCGCTGATGCTCACCCTACCGTGACATTCCCGACATTCCCTGTTCATACCGTGGTGATTTGATGGGCCTGAAAAGCGTCGAAAACTTCATGAACGGCGAATCTCCTTTTTCGCCTGATTTCAGGGCCAAGCTCAACGCTATGGCCGAGCTTTGCAATACCTTGCAGGCGTTTCTGGATTCTCACGCTAGTACGCACTTTCCGGGTATTGGTTTTGATATTGAAATCCCTGAGCAGATAGGCGGAGCAGCTTCATTGCCCGGCGTTTTTCCGGTCCTAGTATCAAAAGATGGCGGGCTAAATGGCACTGATTCCACACCGGCGACTTTCACTTACACTGTTTCGCTGATAGACGGCACAGAGCTAGCTACAAACGTAGTAGTCACGCGACCTAGATTTAGCGGCGCTGTCACGTTTCAAGATGACGCTCCTAATTACGGCATTGCCTTTTACGACGCTTCGGAGGCATTGATTCTCTGGGATGCAGGCGAAATTCCAGACACTACAGAAGAGTGTGATGACTGATGGGAATTTACCTCTCACCATCTGGGAAGCGCAGGCTGAGTCCGAGTGGCAAGTTGATTCTTGGCAGTTCTGGCGGTGGCGGTTGCTGTGGCGATTTGTATCAAATAAAAGTTTGCGCGATTACGACTACTTCTTTTGGTGTAACTGAAATACCTGATGCTGGCCGATGGTTTTGGGGCAACAATTACATAGCCCAAGGACTGATGGCTGATGTTTTGTATTATATTTCAGATGTCGAAACCAGCGGGCTTTCGCAGGTAACGATGGACCCATCAGACACCTTCCCCGCGATCATGCCGTCAGCATCCGAGGGCGTGGGGGTCACGATCAACAACGGGTGCAACTATTCGGCCACCGTGGGGGTCACGGGTTACTGGAAATACAGCTCGCCCGACCTTGTCGTCAACACCTACATGACCGGCTCGAGTTTTTTTTGTCAAAACCCGTACCGCATCGTCGCGTACGTTCACGACTTCGAGCACACCCACAGACCACCAACCTGCACGGGCGGTTACTCCTACACCCAAGGCCCTAAACAACACAGCCGCATCGTCATGATAGAGGGACGGACCCTCAAGGTCATCTGCCACACATGGCCCAGCGCACGGTATAACGGCGTGTTGTTTTATGGAGAGGTAGCAGCGCCCGCGACCATTCCGACCGGGACCACCCTTGT